TGATTTTTCTCAGAAAGTTTAAACAAAGTTTCAGAGAAAAAAAGTTTTTTAAAATACGTTTTTTAATATAGAAAAGTATGAGTTTTGATTTTTCTCAGAAAAGTTTGCGCGTTTCGCGCATTCTGATTCAGAGAAAATTTAAACAAAGTTTCAGAGAAAAAACTTTTTTAACACGTGTTTATAATATTAAAAATAAAAAAAAGGCGTACCTTTAAAAGATACACCTTTTAATAACTAATTTTTAATTAGCCAGCAGATTCTGTACTGAATGAATTAGTACCAGAATTGATAAAGTTCAATCTGATCATTTCAGCAACGTAAGTAGGTTGAATGTAAATATCAACAACTAACTGATTATTAGCAATAATCTGTGGTGTGTTGTTAGATTCATCACAAACTACCAAGAATCCTTGAATACCACGGCCTGCTTGAACCTGTGCTAAATATGGTCTAATTACAGAACAGATATGTGAACGAGTATAAGTATCGTTGAACTCCATAACTGTAGATTTTGCCATCTTAGCTAAAGCTCTTTCTAATGTGTTGAACAGGGCACGAACATTCACGCGGTCAAAGGCGCTGGCTGAACCAAGTAAAGTCTTCTGACCCCATAGAACAGTACCTAAAGAAGGGAATGTTGCAACAGGGTTAATAGAATTCTTGTAAAGAGTATCTCTCTGTGCTTGAGTTGGATTGAACGCAAGTTTGATGATGTTTTGTAACTGACCTCTTTCAAGACCAGCAGAAGCCCACCATGCGTCATAGTTCTTAGATGTTTGAGATCTTAAACCAGCACACATACCAGCCATATTTACCCAGATATTTCTATCTGTGTACTTGTTGTAAATTTGTGCATAGTTACCAATTGCAACCGAGAACATTGAATTTACATTCAAATCACCAGTCTTACGCCATTTTACAAGATTTTCAACGCACTTCTGAGATTTCTTGTTAACAACATCATTATAGTATGCACCAATAAATGCAATACAATCTTTACGAGTTGTAACTAAGTTAATAGCAGTTTTACCACCATCTAACTCATTACCAATGATGTTATCAACTTCAATCTCTTCTTTGTTCTCAAATAAAGCATAAGCATCGATCAAGTCATCTTTCTGAATGCTTGAATCAGAACCATTCTTCAGAGCAAGAGTTGTACCAACATATTCTGCTTCACCAAATGAATTTACTGAATATCTTAAAGTATAATCTGCAATTTCAGAATTATTTGCTTCATTTACTTTACAGAAAACATAGTCTGAATTCTTGTTGATTANTGTTTCAATGAACATTGACTTGTTGTTTGAATCTTTCGCATCCTTATCAAATGATGCAGTGTAAGTTTCTACAACCTGATCAGTTTCTTCATCATAAATCAAAACACCAACTTGGTCATCTTTTGGAGCATACTCAAAGAAGTCATCTACTACGATACCTGGGAATGCATATCTTGGAATATGATTCTCTGAAGTATCATTTAATTCGAATGATTCTGGTCGTGCAATACATATTTTAATATTTTTTGCCCAAGCGCCAGGATTTCTTGAAATGAACTTGACCTTAGACTTAGGAGAAGTAAAACTGATAGAATCGTAAATATCGTCAAAAACAACATCATTTGTTATAATTTCTCGTTGTGTATTTGCAAATAAGTCTTCAGCTGATACTGAATTAGGAACTTTGAATGAATTCTGAACTTCATTCTCATCCAGATAAGTTGTATCTTGAACATACTCCGAACTTACTGCTTCAGCTGAACCGTTTAAAACGATTTCTACACTAAGTGGGTAAGTATCAAGAGCTGGCTGATAATCAGGATCAGATGGAAGTGGACGATCTAAAGTTACTTCGAATGATGCATTATCTAATGAAACAATCTTGTAAAGATCACCGTCATGTTCAAATCTTAGAATAGTACCTAGTACAAGGTCTTTCATGTTTGAAACATAGATCTTTGTAAGATCTAAACCGCCAGCAAAGCCATCAACACCGCCTGATAATTCAAAATCACCTGTCTGAAGAACAAAATCTTTATCAAATGTTACAAGTGCATTATTATTTAATTCAGAATATGACTTTACAGAAGATTGTTTTACAAATTCAAATGGTTTTGTTTTATCTAAAGTTGTAACATCGAAAGTTTCAGTTTGAACTGGATCTTTACCACCAGTTAATGGGAACTCACCAGCTGATAAATCAAAAAGTTTAAACTCAACTAATTCATTTTCGTTAAGATCTGTACTATTTTGAATATTTTCTTGCTTATCTGATACAGTAGCGTTTTTGATGGTATAAACTGAGAAAAGATCTGCAGTCTCTGGGTCAGTACCACCAGTTAACTGGAAATCACCAGCTTCTAGGTCTGAAACTGTAAATTCTAGATAATCATTATCAACTAAACTTGAAGCGTTCAGAACATTTTCTTGTCTATCAACTTCAATGTTATTTTCTTTAGTAATAACAGTAAATGTTTTTACAGTATTTTCATCAACTTCTGACTCTGATTCAGTTACAGAAACAGATAATAAATTACCTGATTCTCCAACTGCTTTAGCAGTAGCAATATCAGAAGTTGCCTTAACACCTTCTTTTAAAACTCTAACACCAGTTTTTTCAACTTTGATAGTGATATCATTACCGGCAGTTCCAACTGCTTTAGCAGTAGCAAGAGAATTTGATGCAGCTTTACCAGCTGAAACAATTTCAGGAGTACCATTAGTTACTGAAACGACTAAATTATTACCAGTTTCACCCTCTGAAACAGCAGTTGCAATTACAGAACTTGCTTTAACTCCAGCAATTGGTTCAACAGTTTTACCAATCTTCTTAAGCTTTGTAGTACTTAATTCAGTTTCTTTACCATTTACATTGCCTGCTCTAGCTACATAAATCTGAGAAGCATATGTTAGATAGTTTTGAACCTGGAACCAATCGTTCTGATTATTTGGAGTTGGTTTGCCATAATAACCTTCTAGCTCTTCAAGAGTATTGATTAGTTTATAAGCACCGATAGGACCTTTTACGAAATCACCACAAAATACACCAACACTTGATGAACTTGAGGCTACAATTTGTGATCTGTCCGCTTCGTGGACATACACACCAGGGGATAACATTTCCATATTTTTAATTTACCTTTAGTTATAAGAGAAAACTTCAACAATTTGTCAGACGGGATTGTCTGAAACTTCAAATTGTGATACTCTATGCGTTCATTATTTTTCATTGACAAGGAATAATCAATGCAGAAAAGCGTCATTTAGACAATCTTTTCATAACTTAGCATTATTTCTATTTATAACTTTGAAGGCCTTTTTGAGCTAAATCTTTTAAATTTTCGATTTTAAAGTAGTCAAATCTCATTGAAACATTTAAAGTGTTATAAGTCTCATCACCTTGAGTACTTAATGTGATTTGTCCAATATTTGTAAATCTACAATTATAGAAATTTATAGTGAAAACGTTTTCACCTTTTTGATTTTTCATATTTACGAAAAAGTCAAATTCTTGATTTGCAAAAGAACCGTTTTCAGGATTGAACTGTTTGAAAACAATATCAAGTATTTCAAAATATACTCTGTAGTTTTCATCTAACAGTAAATCAAAACTCATTTCATCAAACGTCATATTATCTGAAACAAGTCCGATTTTCACAGAATTATGACCATAAACATCAGGATGTGAAAATGAAATACCGGGAACGGCAAAATTTTGTATATATAAATTACATAGTTTTAAAGTATTTGAACCTGCTTCCCAGCATGTTTTCTGTGCAAGATTGTTTATATTCATAATTTTTTGGGTTTCAATAATACTATTTATACTTTTGTTTTATAATAATAATATAAATTCTGTTTAAACAGTTTAATAGGATAAAAAACAAATGGAAAAAACAACATTAGAAATGATGTATGAATTCGTTGAAATTGATTCAGCTCAAGAAGAAGGTTACAGGAATTGTGTTGATATTTCAGTCGATTCAGATGATAGAACATTTTTGCTAGCGAATGGAATAGTTTCTCATAATTCCGCACTAGGTGGTTTGTTACCATCTTTAGGCAGAAAAGAAAAAGCATATTACATGTTAAAGGGTAAGCCTTTAAATGCTTATTCTGCTACTCAGAAAAGGTTTATTGAAAATAAAGAATTATCAGGCTTGTATCAAATTATCAAAAATGGTGTTACATTTGAAGATAAGCCAGATGGTGAATTCTATAGTATAAATATTGATGGTCAGGAAATGATAGTTAACGAAAATGACGAAATTAAGATAAACGATAAATGGGTTTTAGTGAAGGACTTAATTAAGTAGGAGAATTTAAAATGAAATTTGAGTTAAAGAAAATACAGAAGTTAGAAAACATTACAAGAACTGAATTATCAGAGTATAGAAAGAATTCGCATGTCAGAAGATCAAAGGAAGTAAAGGGTGGTTTCGATAAGATAGTTTACGCAACGGACCAGGACTAGCCCTTGCGGGCTATATATAGAGGTGATTTGATTTAGACGGTTTTCATATTCGTGGTTTATTAAACGGTTTTATCGAAAAGTACTTACCTGAGTTTAAAGGTAAAGTTGGAATGCTTCAAACTCCAGTTATTTTGTATACTAAGAATGGTAAAGTAACCGGTTGGAAGTATAGTTTAAACGATAAAACAAACTTTCAAGGTGATGCAACGTATGTTAAAGGTATTGGTTCGTGGAATTCAGAAGATCTTAAACATATCGTTGAAGAAGATGGTCTTGACAAAATGATACAGATTATCGATTTTGAAGGAGAAACTGGTCAAGAACTTATTGATGAATGGTTAGGTGATGATTCAGGTCCAAGAAAGAAGTATATTTTAAATAATGATTTTAAAATTGCAATGGTTTAGAAATTGTTTATCAAACTGTGTAGCACATTTAATTTGCTTGGTTCTATGTGCTATCATAGTTTTTTGTGTTACAATTTTAATTACAGTAAACATCTTTAGGAATATACATGGCGGATTACATAAAATTATCAGAATTCTACAATTCAGATTTTGTGAATTATTCAAGTTACGATAATTTAAGAAAGATTTCTCAAATTGATGGTCTTAAAAATGCTTCTAGAAAAATTATCTATACTTTACTAGAAAAGAACGTTAAAAACTTCGTTAAAGTATCTCAGTTAGGTGCGATGATTTGTCAGTTTTCAGATTATTTGCACGGAAATTTAGATAATGTAGTTGTAACTTTAGGACAGAATTATGCTGGAACAAATAATGTTTCTTTAATTGAAAAGAAAGGTAATTTCGGAACAAGATTTTCAAATGATGCATCAGCTGCTAGATACATCTTTGCTAAGGGTTCTGATGAATTGTTTAAGCTTTTTAAGAAAGAAGATACAGCAATTCTTGTAAATCAGTACTTTGAAGGTTATAAGATTGAACCTCAGTTTTACGTTCCAACTTTACCTGTACTTTTGCTGAATGGTTCTGAAGGAATTTCTTCTGGATTTGCTCAGAAGATTCTGCCTAGAGATCCAAAGAAAATTAAAAAGTACATTTTAGATAAGTTAAATGGCAAAAATCCTAGAGGAGATTTTACACCAGCATTTAACGGGTTCAGTGGTACTGTAAAACAGGGTGAAACACCAAATCAGTGGTTAATTGAAGGTGTTGTTGAAAAGGTTGCAAAGAACAAAGTTTTAATTAAAGAAGTTCCAATTGGTTATGATCTTAAATCATATTTGAAAGTTCTTGATTCTCTTGAAGATAATAAGAAGATTGTTTCTTATAAAGATTTATCAGACAATGACATTTTTAGTTTTGAAGTATCATTTTTAACAAAGGACTTAGAATCAATGTCTGAATCTGAAATTTTAGAAAGATTAAAGCTAATTAAAAAAGTTTCTGAAAACTATACTGTACTTGATGAAAATAATAAAATTATTGAATTCAATTCAGCAAAAGAGATTTGTGATTATTACATAAATTTTAAGTTATCTTATGTTCAGAAGCGTAAAGATTATTTAATTGAAAAGTGTAATTCTGATTTAGATATTTTAAAATCAAAAATCTTATTTATCAGAGGTGTAACTCAGAACGAAATTATAATTTCAAAGAAAAAGAAAGATGAAATTGTAAAACAGTTAGAGAAAATAACTGAAATTATCAAAGTAAATGATTCTTTTGATTATCTTTTAAAGTTACCTTTATATTCTTTAACATCTGAAAAGATTTTAGAACTTGAAAAACAGTTAAAAGAAACTAAAGATTATTTAAAGGAATTGAAAGAAACAACTTCAGAAATTCTTTGGACAAAGGACATAGAAGAACTATGATTCATGAAATGCACGAATTACTTAAAAATTCAGGTATTGAACTTTCATTTAATGAATTTTTAGATTTGTGCATTGATGATTCTGAAATAAGAAAAGTCTTTGATTTTGATAACTTATCAAATGTTTCAGAGTTTGAAGACTTTTTAAAAACACAGAATTCTGTTTTAGTTAAGTTTTTAAAGTATAATAATGATAATTTAATTCCTGAGTGTAAACGAAGACTTAATATTTTATACATCATTACACACTTATAAAATGAGAGAAGAATATGTTCGTCAGTATAGATGATTACTATGATGTTAACTTTTACAACGATTCACTAATGGCACTGGAAGAAAATGGTGTTCAATTTACTGAGCATATTCTTTTCAAAGATAAAATTCCGAAGTTCTGTATCGAATTACCTCGTGAACCAGTGATGATACATTATAACGTCGTTCCATTAGAACATGAAAAATATCTTGTTTCTAAAGTTATTCCACTAGATGCAAATTCATCAGTTACACTTTATAGAAAAAAGGTTGATTTTGGAAAAGGTATTAGACCAGTGATGTACTTAAATGATGCTCTGAGTTCAATTGAAGTTGGTAAGTACGCTGCGCTCGTTGACATCAAAAGCCAAGAGGAAGCAATTGCGCTTTCAAAAGAAATTCCTTTAAGAATTTATTTTTTAGGAAAATACTTAAATCGTTATAAGGTTTGTTTAATAACATCTGATTATTTTATTCCTAAATTAAAACCTTCTCAGATTTTATTAGAACTCAGCAAAAAATCTAGTGTCGTTAGATTTGAACAAGATTTTAATTTTAAAATTCTTCAAAGAAAAGACAGATTAGTTAAATTTTCTAAAACTCCTTATTTTGAAAATGGAGTTTTCTTTAAACCTAGAAATTTAACAAACCCTAGATTCATAACATTTTAAAGGAAAAGAACATGAAAATAAGAATTGATGATATACCTCAAAATATTTCAATTAAAGAAATTGTACTTGATATTCAGGTTAATGATAATTCTTTTAAAGTTCAATCAACAACTTTTGCAAATTCTGAAAATTCAGCAAATACAGCGAATGCTGCAAGTGTTGCAAAGATTGTTTCAAAGAGTGCTTCTGTTTCAGATATTAAAGATGAAATACAGAATATTGATTTAAAAGCATCTGCTGAAATTCCTGCAGAAATGAATGAACAGTTTTAAAAATGTTTGAATTACATATAACTTGCTCAAAAGATTTTGATTCTCTGAATATACAATTTTCAGATGGCTCAGTTGGAACATTCTCAGGTGTTGAAAAGACTCCAAAGTCTGAAAGGCCCGAAAAAGTTAAAAAAATAGAAAACTCTTCTAAAGTCCAAAAGTCTGATTCAAATAGGTCTGAAAAGGTCATAAAACCTGAAAAAGTTCCAGAGAATTTTTTAGATCATTTTGAAAAGCCTAAAATTGCAAATTCCTCTAATATGCCAGAAATTCCTGAAATTACAGAAGTTAAAGTTGATCCAGACTTGAATGATTTAGAAATTTAAAGTTTTTAGGTTATTTAAAAGATTTTTGTTATTTGTTTTATAATTTATTAAAAATATTCCTTCTAAAAGGAGAAATTTATGAAGAAAATTTTAGCTATTGATATCGGATATGGTTCAGTTAAAGTAATTTATGGCTATTCCGATAATACTATTAAGAATCAGTTTAAGTTCACTTCAGTGGTTGCTGTAACTGGAAAAGATGAATATATCAAGGACAAGAGAATTGTCGAGTACAAGGACAAGTCTTATTATGTCGGTGAAGATGCTCTTCAATTTCCATCTGATGCTTTAATTGATATCACAGAATTTAAGAATCTGATTTACTTTGCACCGTTATTTGTTTATACTGTAATTAAGAAGATTGGTGAAGTTCCTGATACAATCGTTTGCGGACTTTCAAAAGCACAGTTACAGTATTCACTTGCATTTAAGGAAGCAATTCAGAGTTTCAGAGTTAACGATGAAGAATTCAGCTTTGAAAATGTTTATATTCTTCCACAGGGTGCTGGTTCTAAAATTACAATTGACAATTATGGTGTAGATTTTCCTAATAAGCAACAGGAATTTACTGGATTATCAAATTATGTAGGCGTTGATATTGGATTTAACACTATTGATATTTTCTTAGTTACAAATGGTAAAACATCACCTTATCTTTTTAAGGGTATTGAAAATGAAGGTGTAATGAAGATTGCTCAGAAGATTGCAGAGTATATTAAAACTGAGTACAATAAAGATATTTCTTTACATGAAGCTAAAGAAGTTCTTGATAACGGATTCTTCAAGTTACGTGGTACAAAGTATGACTTGAGTTCAATTATCACTGGTATTAAAGAAGTTTATCTGAAAGAACTTTTAAATCTTATTGAAGAAAATTTCAATAATGCTCTAGATAAATCCGATTATGTTTTCTTATCTGGTGGTGGTTCAGCATTTTTAAACGATTCTGAAGATAAGAAAATCAGAACACCAAAGAGTAATTTTGAATACTACAATGCGATTGGATTTTACTTATATGGTTTAACTAAGTAGGTTGAAATAATATGACAAAAGAACAGAAATTTGATCCGCTAAAATTCATTTGGAATTGTATATTCATTTTCATGTTCTTTTGTCTGTTTTCATCAATAAGTATTGTAATTCTTTCTGTTTTAGCGATTTTTT